GATCAGTCGGCTGCCGCAAATTTTTAGATTCAGTGAAAATCAACGATGACGTTCAGCCCGAGGTCGAGGCAGTCTTGAACAAGGACTTGGAGAACATCGCCAAGAAGGTCGCGGCCGGTAAGACCCTGACCTCAAGCGAGAGAGAGCACTTCATGCAGCAGCAGCCCGAGGTCAAGGACGACAACAAGATCACGACCAAGACGATGTTGGCGAAGGCACTCGGCATTTCACGCGACTGCCTCTATCGCTGGATGAAGATGGCCGGAGCACCGAACGATAAGGTTGATGGCGGCTACGATCTCCAAGGCTGGCGTGACTTTGCCAAGCGCAACGACCTCAAGGATTTTGGCGACGGCATTGATGGTGCGAGTCTTGCCGAGAAGAAGCGGCACTTTGAGACGCTGATTCTGAAGGCAAAGTATCAAACGCTGATCAGCGAACTCATTCCCGTTGCGGTGGTTGAGAAACTGTTCACGCAGAAAGCTATCGAGATTCGCAAAGTCATCATGAACTCAGCACTCAACGATGACGAGAAGGACAAGGTGCTGGGCGAACTTCATGAACTTAGAGAACACAAGTTTCGACCACAGTGAAGCCATCGACGGTCTGATCGAGCGCAGCTTTGAAGCGTTCAGACCGCCCGAAAGGTTGACCGTTTCAGAGTGGGCAGTTCGACATCGCCGACTCTCACCGGAAGGCAGCGCGTTCACAGGTCGGTTCCGTCTTGAGTCTGCGCCTTATCAAGCCGAGCCGATGGAAGCGGTGAACGATCCCGAGGTTCAGTCAGTGGTTTTGCAGTGGGCGAGTCAGCTTGGGAAAACCGAAATTTTGAACAATATCGTCGGGTTTTTCATCAGCGAGGAACCAAGTCCGATGCTGGTGTTGCAACCGACATTGGACATGGCAGAGACGTGGTCGAAGGATCGGCTTGCGCCAATGGTGCGGGATACAACGATTCTGACTGACTTGGTCGCCGACTCTCGTGCTCGGGACTCCGGCAACACAGTGCTGCACAAACGATTCAACGGCGGGCACATCACCGTTGCGGGTGCAAACAGTCCGGCAAGCTTGGCGTCTCGACCGATTCGGGTGGTGCTGTGTGATGAGGTGGATCGCTATCCAAACAGCGCAGGTGCGGAAGGTGACCCGATCAGCTTGGCCCAGAAACGAAGCGACACATTTTTCAACTCAGTTCACGTCACCACATCAACGCCAACGATCAAGGGTGTGAGTCGTGTTGAGGCTGAGTTTGATCTGACCGATCAACGACGCTGGTTTTGTCCGTGCCCACACTGCGGAGAACACCAGACGCTTGAATGGGCGCAGGTCACTTGGGACAAGGACGAGGAAGGAAAGCATCTGCCGGAAACGGCGCACATCGTTTGCACCAAGTGCCAGAAGAAGATCACCGACAAGCAGCGAGAGGAGATGGTGCGGCAAGGTGAATGGCGGCCGACCGCACCGTTCAACGGGAAGCGCGGGTATCACCTGAACGGGTTGTGCTCATTGTTTCCACCGCGCAAAGGATTCAAGACCAGACTTCATCAAGCAGTCGCTCAGTTTCTGGATGCAAAGCATCGCGGCACAGAGTCAATCAAGGCGTGGACGAACACGTTCCTCGCCGACACTTGGGAAGAGCAGGGCGAGACAGTGCACGCGAGTCCGTTGCTTGCGCGTTGTGAGCCGTATGCAGAAACCGTTCCGCAGGACGCAGTGGTTCTGGTTGCAGGTTGTGACTGTCAGGATGATCGGATCGAGGTCGAGGTGATGGCCGTTGGTCTTGGCGAAGAGTGTTGGGGGATCGAGTACAAAACAATTTACGGGGCGATCACCAATCCTGCCACTTGGTCACAGCTTGAGGAGTTCCTCGGTCGAAGCTGGAAGCACGAGAGTGGTGTTCAGCTTCGCATAGCATCAGCGATGATCGACACAGGCTATCAGTCCAAGATCGTGTACGACTTCTGCAAGCCGCGAGAGGTGAATCGCATTTTCGCCATCAAAGGTGTTGCTGGAGCGAACCGACCGATTGTGAGTCGGCCGAACCGCAGCAACTCAGCCAAGGTCGCTCTGTTCAGCATCGGTGTGGACTCAGCCAAGGAGCTGATTTACTCGCGCTTGAAGATTGAGGAAGCAGGTGCGGGCTATTGCCACTTCCCAATCGGGAACGGATACGACGACGAATACTTCGAGCAGTTAACCGCTGAGAAGGCAGTGGTGCGGATCAAGAATGGGATGAAGACGAGAACGTGGCAGAAGATCCGCGCACGCAACGAAGCTTTGGACGTGCGGGTGTATGCGCTTGCTGCGTTTGTGAACCTGAATGCAAATCTTGACCAACTGGCGAAGTCGCTCAAGGCTAAGAGCGTCGATGAAAACAAACCCCAAGCCCCGCCAAAAGCCGACCCGTACAAAGCGATCCACAACCGCCGCTCAAGGAACCAAAACTTCGCAACAAGTTGGAAGACCTGACGAACTCAAGATTCTGAACCTGAGCTACAAAGTTATGTTCTCACCGCAGGAACAGATGATGGCAAGCGGCGCAGTTGGGTTCTGTTCACCGGAATTGCAGATCATTGCGATCTGTGAAGATCAGCACAACGACGCGATGCAGGACACGTTTTTGCACGAGGTCATGCACGCGCTGACAGCAGCGTTTGATCTGAAGGAGAAAGACAAAGAGGAAAGCTTCGTGCGCAGATTGGCCACGGGCATCTGCACAGTGTGGAACGACAACCCGAAGGCGTTCAAGTGGTGGAGGGAGTTGGTTTAGTTGCCAGCGGCTTCCAGTTCCTTCTTGGTCTTGCCGCCGTGTTTGCGGAGGAGTTCAGTGATTTCGGTTTGCTTATAATCAATGGCCACATCTAGAGGTGTGTAGCCTTTATCCATTTTCGAATTCACATCGGCAGCCTTGGCAATAAACAGTTCGACGACTTCCTTGTGACCGCACTTAACAGCAGAATGCAAAGGAATTGATCCGTATATGTCACTCGTATTCACTTTCGCACCGTTGGCGATAAGTAGTGCGACGATTTCCTTATTGTTTTGTTCGGCAGCAAAATGCAAAGGAGTCGATCCAAACCTATTCTGCATGTGCACATCAGCACCGTTGGCGATAAGTAGTGCGGCGATTTCCGTGTGTCCTTCCCAAGCTGCAAGGTGCAAAGGAGACGCTTCAAACTTATCACCCTTCCCATTCACATCCGTACCGGCTGCCAAGTGCTGTTTGACGACTTCGATGTTTCCTTTTTCGGCAGCATCTTGAATTGACATTTCTGGCTTCATTTTTTCCCTGACCTGATTAATCAACTGGCCTTGAATAAGGCAAGCACCTTGAGATATTTGAACTGATAGAGAACTTTGAGGATATTGCAGCGTTATCTTTTCAATTAACTCAAGTGCTTCTTTGCGCTTGTTAAAAGCCTTCCACGAGTTCGGCTCAGTAATAGCATCAGCTTCCTTAACCAGCCGCGATGCTTCAGTGAAAAGCTTGTTGGCTTCAGCCTCGGGGTCGGAACACCCCACCAGCACTACGGCTGCGATTGTGATTAGTAGCTGCTTCATTTCGCGGCGACATTAACTGTTGCCGGAAAGTGCGGCCAACCTAAAAACCGAAGGCGTTCAACTGGTGGAGGGAGTTGGTTTAAGATTTTAATTTTGCAGAAAGAAACCTGTCTAAATCTTCTTTTTTAAAGCGATAAATTCTGTTTGATAATTTATGAACCGGAATCATCTTCGCTTTAACGTAATTTCTTATGGTGTTTGGGTGAACGTCTAAATAATTCGAGGCTTCAGCTACTGTCATCAGATTCTTTTTCGCTGGTTGCCTTAAAGTATCTTGATTCAGAATCAAATCGTTTTGAATAAGCGCGGCAATGTACTCAGTGATAAAAATCCCTTGTTCTTTGCAGTGCTTATCGGCGCGTTCTTTCAAAAAACTTGGAATCCAAATGCTGAGTTTCGATTTGTATTTGCTTCTTTGGTTTGGCATCCGGAAATACTCTCTAGAAAAAAATGCCAATTCAAGTCAGATGAAATCTAACCTGTTAGATTTTTGCGTCTGATTAACTGTTGCCGGAAAAGACGGCCAACCTTAAAAACTAAAGGTTGAATGGCCGCAGAAATTCAAGATTACGAGCCAGAGAAGCTGACAGCCGGAGTCACTTGGAAGTGGAGCAAATCTCTTTCTGATTATCCCGCAAGCGATTGGAGTCTGAGCTATTACCTCCGAAGAAACGGGGCAACCGAAACAAGTTTTGGTTCAACGGCAGACGGAGACACTTTTCAGGTTAATGTCGGTGCAACGGTAACTGCTCTTTTTACTCCCGATGTCTACGACATTGTCGGCATCGTCACAAAAGGGAGCGAAAAGTTTGTCGTCTACGACGGGATTCTCAAAGTTCTTACCAATCCAGCTTCCTCGTCTGCATACGACCCACGAAGCCACGCACGTCGAGTTCTTGATCTGATCGAGGCCGCAATGGAAGGGCGCATTCCAAATGGGATGGAGTCGTACACAATCGGCGGTCGCTCAATTAACAAAATCCCGCTCAAGGAACTTCGCGAACTCTACGAGAAATACAAACAGGACGTTGAGCGAGAGGTTCAAATTGAACGCCTCGCGAACGGCAGGCGCAGCGGCAAAAACATCGGCATTCGCTTTGTCGCGCCGACAGGTGTGAACGCTGTTGGCTACTCTTACCAAGGATGAACAAACTGATCGCCCGCATCGCGAGTCGGCTTGGGTTTCAACCAATCCAAAAACGAAACTTCGCTGGTGCGTCAATGAGTCGGCTGACAAATGATTGGCTCAGTCCCATCACCACTGCCGACCAAGAGATTCGCAATTCACTCGGCAGACTTCGTGCGCGTTGTCGTGAGTTGGAACGCAATTCCGACTATGTGCGCCGATTTCTCAGCGGTTTGGAAAGCAACGTGCTTGGCTCAACTGGTATCGGTTTGCAGATGAAGGTCACCGAGAACGGTGGCAGACCGGATGCACTCGCAAACGATTTGATTGAACAAGCGTGGAAAGAGTGGAGCAAAGCAGCCAACTGTTCCATCAACGGCAAGTTCACTTGGTTTGATATTCAGCGGTTGGCACTTCGTTCAACCGCACGCGATGGCGACTGCATCATTCGGATGTTGCGCAATCGCAATGGCTTTCAGCTTCAACTGCTTGAAGGCGATCGACTTGATCTCGGGTTTAACGACGAGAAGCTGAAGAATGGTAACGAGGTGCGGATGGGCGTTGAGCTTGACCGCTATGGAAAACCTGTTGCGTATCACCTGCTGGATCGTCACCCGAGTGATTTGTCCGTGGTCAAAGCCACACGCGAACGCATACCGGCAGAGCAGGTGATTCATCCGTTCATCACCGATCGCATCGCCCAGACTCGCGGGTATCCGTGGATGGTCAGTGCGATGACGCGCCTGCAAATGCTGGGCGCATACGAGGAAGCAGAGATCACGAGCGCACGCATTTCAGCAAGCAAGATGGGCTTCATTGTTAAGGATCGCGCTGATGGTTACGTTGGTGAGATGGATGAAGATGGCAGTCCGCTGATGGACATTTCGCCCGGTTCCATTGAGGAACTTCCAATGGGCACACGGTTTGAATCGTGGAACCCAGATCATCCGACCGGCAACTATGCTGGCTTCGTCAAAAGCTGTTTGCGTGGAATAGCTGCCGGACTCGGCATCAGCTATCACACATTGTCGCAGGATTTGGAATCAGTGAACTATTCATCCATTCGCGCAGGCTTGATGGATGAGCGCGAGTTCTACAAAGCAACTCAACGCTGGTTCATAGACACTGTGGTTCAACCGATCTTTGACGGATGGCTTGAGACAAACATTCTGAACGGAACAATCAATCTGCCAGCGTCAAAGCTTGCGAAGTTCAACGCACCGGATTGGAAACCGAGACGCTGGGGTTGGGTTGATCCCGAGAAGGATGTGAATGCGCAGATCAAGGCAGTGGACAATCACTTCAAGTCACGCCGTCAGGTTATTGCTGAAAGCGGTGGAGACATCGAGGACGTGCTGCGCGACATCAAGCGCGACGAGGAATTGGCTGAGAGTGTGGGTTTGGAAAAACCAGAAGAAGACACAAATTAACTGTTGCCGGATTTCCAACTCGCATGATGATAAAAAGATGAACGGTGAAAAACGGTTCAGAGAATTAACCATCGACAAGCGTGCGATTGACGAAGAGTCGCGCACCGTCGAACTCGCTTTCAGTTCTGAGACACCCTACGAACGAAGCTTCGGCATCGAAATTTTAAGACACGACCAAGACAGCGTTGATCTATCGCGCCTCTTAGGAGGTGCACCTGTATTGGTAAACCATGACCCTGACAAAGTCGTAGGTGTTGTTGAATCAGCGCGAGTGGATGAAGACCGAGTTGGCCGAGCCGTGGTGCGGTTTGGCAAGTCGGCATACGCAGAAGAGATTTGGGGCGACGTGCGTGACCAAGTGCGCAGATTGGTTTCTGTGGGTTACACCGTTGAAGAAATGGAAAGGGCCGAGAGGAATGACGAAGGGCTGGCTACCTTTCACGTCAAGAATTGGGTTCCCGTGGAAATTTCAATCGTTCCACTCCCAGCCGATCCGAGTGTAGGCATAGGTCGCTCGGAATCATCGGAGGAACAAGAACCTGTGGTTGAAATCAAATCCGATAAGGAACCCAAAATGAACGAAGATTCTACACTTACAGTTGAAGCTTCGCCGCGCATTGAGGTCAACGAATCTGAGGTTCGTAAGGCCGAGCAGAAGCGAAGCAAGGAACTGGTCGCGCTTGGCGCGAAGTACAACTGCATCGACGCCGCCCAAAAGGCGATCGAAGACGGCAAGGACGCTGGCCAATTCAGCCGGTGGATACTTGAGAACAACTTGAAAACCGAGGAACCAACTGAGGTTCGTCAGGATGATGGTGACATTGGCTTGAACGAGAAAGAGCGCGAAAGCTTCTCTCTGGTTCGTGCTGTGAACTCGTACTGCAACAGCGGCAAGTTCTCCGACTTTGAAAACGAAGTCAGTGAGGCAGCCAAGAAGAAGTACGGTCGCAGCAATGTTGATGGCCTCGTCATTCCGACCGATGTGCTCAATCACAGCACTCGTGGCTTGGTTGATGGCACTGCCACAGCAGGCGGGCACACAGTGGCTACTGATCTTCTTGGATCAAGTTTTATTGACATTTTGCGTAATGCTTCTGTAATTGCGCAGACCGGCGCAACACAGCTCGACGGCCTTGTCGGTGATGTTGCGATTCCAAGGCAGACCGGTGCAGCGACTGCATCTTGGACTGCTGAAGTTCCAACTCTCTCCAGTTCAGACCAAGCGTTTGATCAGGTGACAATGGTTCCGAAGCAGTTGAGCGCGATGACGGAATACTCAAAGCAGTTGCTGGCACAAAGCAGCATCAGCATTGAGCAGTTCGTCAGAAACGACTTGGCTCAGGTGATTGCCATTGCGCAAGACCTTGCTGCTGTTTCTGGTTCTGGCAGTTCAAACCAGCCGACCGGAATCGTTAACACATCCGGCATCGGCAGTGTCTCTGCTGGAACCGACGGAGCATACACTCTGATGGTCAAGTTGGAGGAGCAGGTCGCAACGGACAACGCCTTGACCGGTTCGCTCTGTTACGTCGGCAACGCCAACGCAGCCCAGAAGCTCAAGAGGACAGAGATCGCCAGCAACACTGCACAGTTCGTTTTGTCGAACGGTCAGGTCAATGGCTATCCGTTCTACATGAGCAACCAAATGGCTTCTGCTGGTTCTGGTGCTACCGCAACCACGACAATGGTTTTCGGTAACTTCAGCGACTTGCTGATTGGTAATTGGGCAGGGATAGACGTGGTGGTTGATCCTTACACTCTGGCACACAAGCGTCAGGTGCGATTGGTCACTTCCATATTCACGGACATCGCTGTTCGCCATCCTGAGTCGTTTGCTAAGATCACCGATCTTAAATACAACGCCTAATTCATAGTAGTGTGACGCCATGATGGGGCGGCGGTCTTGAAAGCCGCCGTCCCTCTTTTTTTTGGAACAATGGCAACAATAGAAGAACAACTCGCAAGCGACCTCGGTCACGTCTTTGACGATTTCCCGTGCACGTTCACTCACTCGGGCACTGCCTATTCAGGCACGATGAGTTCACTCACAAAGAATCGGAATTTGGACGAAGGAGGTTTCTTTCCTGAGTTCGACGCGATCTTTGAACTCAAGGTTGGCGACTTCAGTTCGCTGCCAGTTGCCGGTCAGAAGATCACGCTGACAACGTGCTTTGACGTAACGCTGAACGGAACGGTGTTTCGTATTGATTCAGTTGAACAACCCGATGGTGCAGCGTTGCGGCTGACCGTCAAAAGCCTCACGCAGTAATGCCAACCTTTTACAACGACGTTGATGGGAAGCTTGAAGCGGTCTTGGAAAACCTGCTGACCACTCAGGCTGCGACAACAGGAAGCAACATTGCGAACGTGCCGCTTCACACCGGACTGAGCACGGCCGATGTCACTGAGGATTTGATTTTCGCGCTCGTGGAAAGCGCAGAGGAAAGTCCGAGTGGAACAGGCAACTGGTTGTGTTCAACGACGGTCGCGATCTACTCGCAGGCAGAAACCAACACGCTGGCAACGCATCGTGGTCGAGTTGCTGAGGTGCGGGATTTGTTCATGAACACGAACCTCGTGACGAACATCAACGCAGACTCAACTGAAACAGTCACCGCAATTGCCGCGCAGAACTTTGCCTTCGCGCAGCGCGTTGAGGATGGCTACTTCATTGGTGAGATCACGTTTGATGTCTACTGCTACGGTAGTGAATAGAGGCCAAACTAAATATTAAAAAACCTCAAATTGCAGCAGACCTATTACCCATTTGATTAATAACCAAAAACCATAAAGCAAAGGAGGCGCGAAGAAAAAAGCACCGCAGCCTGAGCCTGCTGCTGGTAAAAAATCTTCACCCTCATTTTCGTACTCATTCCAAATTATATAGCAGCAAAAGATAAACCAAACAACTAGCGCGACAATGTGCCACACTTTTATGCCTAATCCTAAAGCCAACATTGCAAAGCAGACTTTATGAAGATCGACATTGAAACCAAGGAATTTCTAAAAGCCATAAACGACTTTCGCACTGCTTCGCGCAAGAAGACCGGCTCGGTGCTGAAGCAGGTTGGCAAGTTGGTGGTGCGGGATGCGATGTCGCTGACACCGCCGAACGACCAGCGCACGGCGTTCGCAGACGAGAAGGGAAAAATACAATGGGCGAAGCAAAAGAAGATCGGCGAGAACGCAATCGTTGGTGATCTGCTTGGCAAAAATGGGAAGGGCGGTGTGTTTCGAGTTCGCAAGATGTCCACGTTCAAGAAGGCCGAGAAGTGGCAGGAAACACTCGGCAAGGACATGGCAGGAATGCAGCACGCAATCTGGGCAACGAAGGACGGGCGCGTGTTTGGCGTTGAACACAATCTCTACCAACCCGACGCCAGCATCAGCACGATGAAGGCGCACCACAACAAGTACCGAAACTCTCGTGGCCGTGTCTCACAAGCTGGACGAGAAGATTTGCAGATTGGTCGTCATGTGTTTCTCGACAAGATGTTCATCACGAAGCAGCGGTTCAATGCCTACATGAAGTATCTGAAGAAGCGCATCGGCAAAGGCAAAGGCGGTTGGAACAAAGCTGCGACCGCACTTAAAACACCAAGGCCAAAGTGGATAAAGGGCCACGGCACTCGTGGAGGCAGGGTGCGGGTTTCAGTTGATCATCCGATCTTCCCGTCAGTGATGGTGAGCAACGAGATCAGCTATATGCAGAAACACGGTGCACGCAATCGCATTATGCAAAAGGCAATTAAAAGCCAAACGGATAACCTCAGAAAGCGCACGCAACAGGCAATTGAAGCTGCTGCTCGAAAATCTAAACTAAAGACGTGACACGAAATTTGGACTAAAAAGGCAACCGAACAGAAGAAATATTATTGCTGCCAGAAAGATAATATTCAATGCCCTGCGCGTTCCGGCTGTGCCTAGGAATCCGCTGTAAATTGGATGGCCACAACCAGCGCAAATGTCAGCCTTCTTACTGACGCTTTTCCCGCAGGCTGGGCACGGCATAAGCAGCGGCCCTCGAAAGTCGTTCATAATGCTTTCAGCACTTGGCAGCGGTGCTGAAGCAGGCGGCGGCTCATGACTTGCCTTCGGTTTTTCTTTGGAATCAATTTTTGGAGGAAGAACTTCATCCTCCTTCTGTTGCTCAAGCTCGATTGTTTGCAGACAAAAAGGACACTCAAAAACCTCTGTCAATTCGTCGTCTGGAATCAAAATCTGCTCTTTACAGCTTGGGCACTCGATTTCCATTTCGGGAAAAATAAACATTCCACCCACTGCTTCAACCCAAAATCAATGCCGATTAACTGTTGCCGACTTTCCGAACCAACCTAAACTGAACCTTTGAAATGTCTGTTCAGAAAGGAACAACGGTAATCTGGTCGGTCGATGGCATAACTGCATCGGGCACGGGAATTGTTGGCAGTGGCATTGAGCAATCGTTCAGTCGCTCAGTTTCGTCGGCTCAAAAGGAAATCATGGGCGACGACGGTGAGTGCCAAACGCTGATACTGCACAACGCAAAAGCCGATCTCACGATTGAGGTCATTCCAACGGCTCGGGCTGCATTTCCGGCTCTTGGGGCAATGGTGACAGTCGGTGGAACCGGTAAGGCTGACATGATCGGTGCGCACTCGGGTAAATACACTTTGATTGGTGGAAGTCAGGAAAGTTCAGTGGACGGAGAAACCCGCTACACGTTTGAGCTGACCCAGTACATTGCCACCAACATCTCGAGCTAATCTTGCGTGCTGGATTATTACCAAGCTGCCGTCCCTGACGGTTGGCAGATTCTAGGAGTTAAGCTTCGGCCTCTCTCGCTAGGACATCTCATCTTATTGAAAAGATACGGATCGGCTTTTGTCGTGGGTGGTATCCCAACAGAGGCCGATTTGGTTTTGTCCGTTCTCATCTGTTCGCGCACCTACGAGGATGCACTTGAGTTGGTTGAGTCTGGTCGCTTCAAGCAAGAGGCCAAGAAACTAGACAAGGCACTGCGCGTGTGCGGCGACGTTCAGGCACGTTGCGAGTGGTTCAACGACTACATCAACGAGGGGCTGGACGGGCCAAAGCTTTGGCAGAAAGAGAACAAAGGCAAATCGCTTGGTGCACCACCGGAACAAGTCATCAAGTGTGCGTTGATGTCGAAGCTGGGTTTCAGTGAGTCTGAAGTTCTGAACCGAGCTTTTTCTTTGTCGCTTTGGGACATGGCAACAGCCGCAGAGATGGACGGTTCGCTGCGTATCTATTCAGAGGAGGACGCACGCCTTCAGGAACAGGTCAAAGAGTTGGAGCGCCAAATCGAAGAAGGTGCGTTTGATCCAGCAAAGATAATGAACAACTGATGGCAGCTAATCTCAAAGCAATATTGTCTTTTGATGGCCGCGCCTATGAGGCAGGCATGAAGAAGGCGCAGACGACTGCCAAGAAGACGCAGGCCAACATCGTCGGCAGCCTGAAGGGTGCGGTTGCTGGTGCGCTTTCTGTCGGCTTTATTGCAAGTAAGGCAAAGGAGGTTGGTGAGTTTGCCAAGGAGGTTTCAGAATTGGCTCCTGCGCTTGGAATGACCACAGACGAACTCCAAAAGTGGGAGTACGTTTTTGCGCGTTTTGGCTTGGAGCTGAGTGATACCAGTGATGCCTTTGCGACCCTTGCCGACCGCACTGAGGACGCCTTAGCTGGAACGGAGTCAATGATTGAGGACTTCCGTTTGGTTGGCATCACCGTTGATCAACTTCGCGGCAAAAACCCACAGCAACTGTTTGAGCTGTTTGCTGATGCTGTTTCCAATACTTCGGACAAAAACCGTGCGCTGACAGCCATCGTGCGGAACCTCGGAGATGACCTTGGCCGCAAACTCGCTCCCGCATTGATGATGGGAAAGAAGGGTTTGGAGGAGATGCGCAAGGAGGCAGAAGACCTTGGCATCATCATGGATGGAGGAAACATCCAAGACGTGGCCGATCAAATGGTTGAGATGCAGATTGCATCCATGCGCCTTCGCGCTTTCTGGGGCGACATTGTTATGATTCTTGGCCAAGTGTTCACTTATCTTTCAGATGGATTAAAATTCATTAATCCGTTTACAAAGATAATGGCTGCTGCTGGAACCTTTGTCGGAACCCTTGAATCGGGTCGTGGGTTTTTTAGGGCTGTGCTTGATTCGGTTAGGGCAGTTGGCCGTGAATATTTAGGTGTTGTTGAAGAGGTTGAAAAGCGAGAGAAGGCAATTGAGAAAAGAAGGAGCGGAAAATCTTCGCCTTCTACTCGTTCATCAAAAGGAATTAACGACGAGATCGAAGCAAGAAAAGCCCAAGAGGCACTGCAAAAGAAAATCAACGACGCTGCTTTCAAGCAGATGTCAAAAGAGCAGCAACTCAATGCACTGTTTGCGCAGCGGTTGGCGTTGTTTGAGAAGATTCGGAAAGCCAAGACCGGCAAAGAACGATTTGAGCTGATGGGGCAGGACTTTGATTTGTTTCAACAGATGCAAGGTATCCAAACAGCCGCAGCAGCAGGAACAGGCAGCCCACGCGCAATGACTCAAACCGCAAGCCAAGGTGTTGGTGCGTTTGCTAAACGAGCAAACCCTTTGATTCAGGTTGGCAGACAACAGCTTGATGTGGCGCGGCAAACCTTAGAGGTACAACGTGCAATGCTGGCGAGGCAGCAATCGGCAGGGAGAATTTTCTGATGGCGGTTTTTAAGGGGTACAACGGAGTCACGCAGACCGATACAAGGTTCACTTGGTCAAAGACTGAAGGATGGCAGAGTCAGGTTGTTTACGAAGGGAGCAGGGCGCACATCCTCGGCATCGCTGGCAACGTCACACTTTGGGCCGATGAAATACAGATCGACACCGATGGGCCAACGTCGCGGCTGATTGCAACCGTTGGGCGCGACGTAACTGGTGCGGCTAATGATGCTGCCGTAGACATCACAACCACTTGGGATTTGAACAGCAACGAAGTGCAACGTGATTTGCGTGAGGCAGATGCGGTGCGGTCGTTGTCTGATAACCAGATCACCGACGTGGAACGTGCTGCTGCCAAGGCAAAGGCATCAACTGAAACTGCCAATGCTTCAACCTTTATTGGCTCAGGATGGAACGCTTCTCAGAAAAACCTGTTCTGGTTCTTCCTGCGCGACCAATACAACTGGCTGGATTTTGAGTTTGCCCTCACCAAGAGGGAGTTGGTTAGTTCACTTTATACGGTTGGCGTTTCAATGGCTGGCGTCGGGAAGCTGTGGACAAAAACACAAATTGAAACTGCTGAGGGTACGCTTCCAACAGCGATGGCAGCGTCTATTTCTGCGATTGCCGCAAACACTACGCCAACCAACGACAACGCCAACATGGCAGACGGAACCAGCAAGTGGTACTACCGCTGGCTGAAGAAAGCCCCGAATATCACCCAAACAACCGGCGGCAAGTTTGAGCGCACAACAGAATATTGGCTCGGGCTTTGGCCGACTTGGTTGTATCCGGCTTACTCATGAGACGCCTTCCAAACAAACTACGTGGCTTCGGTCGCGAGGCGACCTTTCACAATCATATGCGTGAGATGGTCAAAAACCTTCGTCCGGTTCGTTCAGCAAATGTTCAGACGCGCTTCACGAGCAGCGGCGTGATTCGTGCCGCACAAGCGCAAGCAACTGAAACCTCCGCTGGCTCAGGAAAAGCGGTGTGGCTGTAAGTTATCTGAGCGGCAACGAGCAGCCAACGGCTGCCAAGATGAATGAGCTTTGGTCGGAAGCTGATTCGATCATCGACAAGGCACTTGATGGCAAATCGACCTACTTGGTTAATCAGCTGGCAAAAATAACGCCAAGCGATCCCATCATTCGCGGCAAAGAGTTTTTCTTTTACACTTCGGGCAACCACGACGCGACCGACGTCAGCGTGCTGCACGGCATCCAAAACCCACTCCCGACCAGCTACAACCAAAGCACCTACGATACGGCTGCCAACGGGGCTACGATCACCTACTACAACGCTTCACCAAACTACGCGATCACGTCAGCCGACATTGGACTGAATGATTCGCTCAAAGCCCATACGCGCACGCACAACGGTGTTGAGTATTATCTGTGGGACAAAGGGCAGCCATACAGCGAAAAGAAGTGGAGGTTTGCCACTGCGGAACTGCTAATCGGCGATGCGGTTTCTGATGGGTCAGGTGGGTACAAGTTTGAGTTCAGCAACGACTACAACAAGTACAACTGCTTCAAGATTCACAACCTGACCGGAAACGACATCACGTTTTATTTTGGCACTTCTTCAAGCAACTACTTCAATCTGTCTGTTCCGAAGTATTCCCAAAAGTGCGTGAGGCGCGACTCTGTATCTGCTGGGTACGACGCATCCTACAAGTATTTCTTCAAGTGCAACGTTAACGATCCAAGGTATCTGTACTTCAAGTCACACAGTGGCTTTGTCCCAAACTCAATGCGGGCCAACAACATCACCAACGCTTCATTCCTCTACAACATTTTGGAGAACGTAGGTGAACGCAAAAATAGCTCCGAGGATTTGGGCGACTTTAGGCATCCGACAAGAATTGTGTTCGACGCGCACACCTACACTGATGTTGGAGATGACTACGAAGATGCCGAGCATTTGCCAGCGATAAGCGCATCAACCAAAATCGGTGATCTGATATTTCACAAAGGCGATCTCAGCTATATGCGAGTCACTACAAGCAGCGCGACTCCAGAATATGGAACGATCAGCTTTGACGGGTTTGACACAGTGGTCTCAGCCTTTAACGCAGCCGGATTGACTCTCGCGCTTTCATACGGTTCTGACATCTACGCAAAAGCTCGCATCACAAAGTCGGCAACCTACGACTACTTTTATCTTTGGCAGAAAACCTCAAACCTGCTGACTTACAACGACAACCCGAGGGTGATTAACGTCGGGAGCAACGGTGCAAATGTGTATCTGCAAACCGGCATTGGAAAACCGGTGCGTGCAGGCGACAGCGCGAGACCAACCTACTCAAACGGAACAACTGGAATCAGCATCACGGACACGCTGAATGCAGCAACAACAACACGGACTCAATACTTCTCAGATTACACAACCAACCTTGGCAGTTACGCCAGTGCAAGCGGCACTCAGCTAAAGTCTACAACTGAAGGGCCGGTGATGTTTTCAACGGAGGATTGGCCAATCGCCACAGTTCTTACGCCAACCAATCCAACAATTTATTTTAACGGGTTCAATCGCAACCACTACTTCGATGTGTACGTTGACACATCAAACGATGCTCAGATTCAGATCAAGCAGGACAGGGCGATTGCCTATGTCCTTGATTCAACCGGATCGGGTCGTGGCTGGCCAATTGCAGGCAACAACACCACGGACTACCACCGGATGTTTGAAGGGCCAAAGCACGGCAAAAAGTACGAGGACAGGGGCAGTGCGTACACGCATCTGGACATCAACAACGATCCGGTTGGCGACGACGGTGCGGACTTCACTCAGAACAACATCGGCAACTTGGTCGAGTCCGACGTTGCTTTTCAGACGGTCAAAGTGAACACCAAGATTGAACCGTTCAGCATTAACCTGACAGACAATCGCAGCTATCCATTAACCTTGGCCGGAGATGTTTCACACGAACTTGAGCTGCAAAAGTCTGCTGCCGCAAATTACACGACCTTCACGAACGCGCTGACAGGTGACGATACACTCTACATTCGGATGAATTTGCTGAAAGAGCACTACAACGATCTGGTCACCATTCTAAAAAAGTGCACAAAGATTCGTCCGCTTTGTTTTGATGAGATTTATTTTGGAAACGCCAAGCCAGAGACATCGATCACAAACCTCTACGCAAACACCTCGATCAAATATATGCCAAAGGATGCTTACGCCACTTTTCCGAGTGGCTCGACCCAGCATTTGCTGTGGCAGCGTCTAGGCGTATCCATCGGAGGTTCAAGCGGTGTGAGTGATTTTCCTGACGACATTTTCACCAACTCTCTATCGCCGGATCAAACTGCGATTGCAGATGTGCGGTGGGTGACCATTGCCAACGTCAAAGCAAAGGCAGCAGCGATGGGTTTTAAGTTTCGGTATGAAGACCAGTTTCAGATTCTGTCGTTTGCCCGAGAAACAATTCCGTTTGGCAACACGACTGTGGACGTGGATACGTTCAGGCCAGCAAGTTCAGGCAATTGGAAAACGCCGATCCAAAAGGCAGTGCTTTCGGGGCCGAGCTACATTAGCGGTTTGACCGAGTCGATCTTGGACATCAGTCATTTGGGCAACAACTCGAACGCTGTCTACTCAAGGCTGGTTGGCGTGGCGACAGATGCCAATCCGGCAGTTTTGTTTTACCTCCACGACACAAGTAGAGACGGACATCCGTCCACGGGCACAAGGGCAAAACTGGCAAAGAAAACCGTGGATAGCTCAGGCCAAGTTGGGAGCGATACGATCACCAATTTGAATGCCGACGAAGTGACGATTTCAGGTTCAGGTTCTTCTCAGCAACTTTACTTTTGCCAAGTCAATCCACCGACCACGCACTCGGCCTGAACGTCACTGCTCCTGAGACGCACTTGGCTTAGACCGCGATGGATGGGGGAGTGCGAAGCGATGAACTACTTCTTCTTTTTCTTCTTCGCTGAAGACCATGCGAGGCCAAGAACAAAAGCCGAAGCAAATATAAACAGCAAGACAAACATCCCAGTTTGGATGCCACCCGAAATGTCTCTGGCTAATTCTGCTGGACTCGGCCCCACAGCCAGATGAAACGCCAGTCCACATTAACGGTCAAGCGGTTTACCTTTTTTCCCAGTGATTCCAAAAAAAATAAACAAAGCACCAAGAGGAATGGCGCCAATTGCCTCTCCCTCAAACTTTCCTTTTAATAACTGCATTATTCCAACGCCTACTAAAAGCAATCCAGCAAACACAGCGGCAATTCTTATGATCACGCACCGACTTAAAGGCAATGCCCATTCGCGGTCAACCGATTTGGCCTCTGATTAACTGTTGCCGGAAATTCAGCGTAGCCTTTAAATTAAGAGTTGATGGCTAACTCGCTGAAACTCTACGTCGATACCCAAAACAACAAACTGGTGCAGTCTGATACTGACGCCAGCGACTTTACACTTCCGACTTTCTTTCAGGGCGACGTTCTAGCGGTTGAACTCAAGCTGCTTGAACCGAACACGACCGGTGGACTGACGACCCCTTTTGACGTCATCTCGACGAGCTACACGGTCAAGATTGCCATCGGAACGCCGCACCCAATTCCGGCCAGCTCATCGGTCTACACAAACGCCACGCTGACATTTGATTCGTCCACGAACACGTACAGCGGAAACCTCATTCTCAACAACACCGGCACACCATCGATTGAGTCGTTGCTTGGTTCAGACACAAGTGCAACCGCCACCTTTGAAGTCGAGGTCAGCGGTGGATCGAATTACTCGACCGAGGTGCAAGAGATCGTGACCATCAAGGCAGACAGCATCAAGACCGGCACTCCGACAACGCCACCTGTCACCGGCTACTACACCGAGGCACAAGCAGACGCGACGTTCGTTGCCAAAGCAGGAAGCACGATGTCCGGCACGCTGGCTTTGACCAATGCGGCCAAGTTGAAATTTCAGGTTAAGAACGACACGGCAATCACCGGCGGTGGAACAGTCACTCTTAATCCAGCCAATGCGGTGTTTGTGAAAATTGGCAGCTTGTCTGCGGACACAGACATCAAGGGGATCAGCGGAGGAGAGAATGGTCGTTTTCTGATTCTGTACAACTCCAGCACAACCAACACCTTAGATTTGCTGCACGACGATTCAGGTGAATCAACTGCTGCAAATCGCATCTACACGATGACCGCAAACAAGGTGACGATTACAGCGCGTGGAAGTGCGATGCTGATTTACGACACGGGCGATGATCGCTGGATCGTGATTTCGGTTAATCCGTAGCGATTAACTGTTGCGAGATTTGGAAACCAAACGAAGATAAGAACATGGCAATTGCGATTAACGACGCTTATGTCACGAACGCCGGTGCTAACTCCAGCAGCGCACTTGGTGCGGCAACTGTAAAGGCTGACACGCTGATCGTTGTGGCTCACAAGGCCGCCAAAACAGCCAACGCAGGCACAGTGTATCTGCGCAAGGCGAGCGGCAATGTGATGATCCCGCTTGAGGCTGGCGACGTGCTTTCGATGTCCGGCCCTGACGGTGAAGAGTTCACTTTGGATCAGTGGGAAATCCACAACGTCACGGCAGGCGACGGGTGCGGCTACGTGGCAATCAACAACGCGCCTTACTTCTAAAAATGGCTGACTTTCAGATATTCAGGAACTCCGTCCGTGCGACGCCTTCCTCGGGCAGTGGTGGAACTCAATCCAACGAACTTGAGGCGAAGATCAAGTCGGTCACAAGCAGCACGACAGTCGGTGCAGTTTTCGTGTACGACACACGCAACGATAGCGACCCGTCTTGGAGAAAACGCTGCCAAGGGTTGAGTTGGTTTGACGAAGACTTGAACACCGCAACGCGAGGCGGACGGCGTGAGTTTCCGTCAGTTGCGCTGATTGTTGCGGATAATGCGGCGGGAAGTGAGACGATTACAATCTACGACCTCGACGATGTGGCGGCTCCGATGTGGCTTGTGTTCCAAATGGGCGGCGCGAACGAAAGTTTGCGAAATTTTAGTGGCCGCGCTGGCGAGAATGCCAACTCGTTGTTCGCGATAAATGGGCGCGTGATGTGGGGTATAAATGACGATTTGGTTAGCGGCGGAGTTTGCATCGCAGATTTCGCTGCTGACGCGGGGCGACGCCACGGAACGCTTGCAGCATATACCGAAGTTGGCCGAGTTTTGGCAGATAGAAATTCAGCTATTCTTCCACAACGAATGGTTGGCGGGTTGATTGTGAACAGCACCGTCAACGACGTAGCCGCTACCGTTCTTGAAGGCGCGGAGATAGGTGCGCTTGGTTTGCCAATTCCTACGGTGGCAGTTGCTACTGCTGGGGGAACGAGTGTCATTTTAGCAAGCGGAACCGTAAATTCCTCCATCAACACAGGCGCAAAATCGGCAATCGCTTTTGATGAAGCTGGAACTATTTTTGCCAGCAGACATCACGCAACAGACTCATTTGTTCACGTGTCCACGGCAGCGCAATATCATTCTTCAGCATTTGGACACAATACAATTGCTGAGGAAGACCACACAACAGTTTCGGGATTTGCGTATGGGCCAATATATCGCGGCAGTAATGCAGATGTCGCAATAACTAACAAGGGGTTTGCTTTTGGGACAGATGAGGGTTTAAACATCTATAAACATAACACCGGCTACTTGAATGAAAGCGCAGTCGCCTACATTACCAGCGACTACAACACCGGCTATATGCTAGGTGACATTCGGTTTGCAACGACAACCACGCAAACTGCAAACCTCAATAATGGCGCAAATGTTTATGACCAGTCTGTGAAAGGCAACACGCTGACAGTCAACGCTGGTTCTGGTAGTTACATAACGCGAACTAAAGTGGCGACTGATGCGGAAATGTCTGCGTTTAGCAATTTCAGCGCAGACAACTATTTAAGCAAAGCATACACATCCGACTTTGATTTTGGCACGGGTGATTTCTCGATAATGTTTTGGTGCAACTTAACTTCTACCTCTAATACTGAAGCAATAATCGCACGTTACGCACCGGACGATGCGTCGCCAGATTGGCTGCTTGCAAAACACAGCACCGACACAATCAAATTTTTTACAGATGGCGCAAATGCCATATCAACCGCAAGCGCAGTTAGTGGCCGATGGGCGCAAGTATGTGTTTTGCGCCGAGGTTCTAGTGTTGAAATTTATGTAGACGGAAAGCTGGATGGCAGCGGGACAAATGCAGCTAACTTAACAAACACAAGCGCGGTGTTGGGTATTGGCATCATTCCTACAAGTTCAGTATCAAACCCGTTAGCAAGCACTTCAAGTCTCTCCCTCGTTCGCATAAGCGCAACCGCACCCACGCCGCAGCAAGTCAAAGACATCTACGAGGCAGAAGCACCTTTGTTCCGAGCGGGTGCGAAGTGTCTATTAAGCCAAATCAGTTTCAATGACGTAAACGATTTGGCATACGACAATTCAAGCGACCTTTTATATGTCGGAACCAAGAGCGGCGATGCTGGTGACAGCGTTTCAACCTTTAGGGGGCTTGAGCGCGTAGACACCAAAGACGGTCAAGACTTGGGGTGGGACGGTGCAAGCGCAAATCTGGTGGCTGCGGCTGGCGGAGTCGTTGGCTACGCAAGAACCTCCGGAACCGGCGGCTTGGTTCTCGACCTCCCGCCATTCGATGTGCGGGGTGATACAAATATCGCCGACAGCAAGCTGCCAGACGACGGGAAGCTGCATTTTAGCGGCGTGACTACGGATGCGACTCCGACTGTTATTGGTTTTGTCCCGATTGCGGAAAATGAAGCGTATACCGTTGCAGCAAAAGTAGAAGGGTCACGCTACGATTTAAGGTCAAGTGGTTGGAACATTTTCGGTGAGATTAAGCAATCGTTTTACCGCAATCTGGGCGGTGATGTAGCAGCACGCGACCGTGCGTCTAGATTGATTTCAGAGGGAACTGCCTCACTTGATTTTGAGTTAGTCACAAGCACGGGCGGTTCAGACTCTCCTGCTAATATTGCCGCAAGTTCAAACTACATAATGCTAAAAGTAACCGGCTCAAGTTCAGAGCGATTACAATGGAACGCAACCGTAGAGGTGCAACGCATCTCCGAGAAAACATACGAAAGATAGGATTTAACAATGGCAAGTGAATTAGAAGTAGGGAAAGTCAACGTCACCGCTAAAGACACTAGCGCACTCCTTTCGCTATATCGTGACGATGCCACAATCGGCAATAATAACGTGCTGGGTGACATCAACTTTGGCGGAGCCGACGCACCTAATGAGAGCGGCGCAATAATTCGCGGCATAACCGAGGCAGCTTGGACGAGTGGTTCCGCTCCGACTGGCATTTCGTTTATGACCACGCCGACAAGTAGCGTGTCGGCTAGTGAGCGGTTGCGGATATCCAGCACCGGCACGGCCAAATTCACCGGAGAAATCCATTCCGACTCGACTGCGCCGAAAATCTCGATGACGGACAACAACTCGTTTGCAGACCCGAACGACAAGTTCATCATTCGAGGTGGCGGTGGAGGAACGTATGGCGCTGGTTACTTGCAATGGTTCGACGACAGCGCGAACACAACGACCGACATCGCGAGGTTCGACGGGGAAACTCAACTGGCCACGTTCTACGGTGGCATCAAAAGCGAAAAAGGCATCTACGGCGGCCAGATAACCATTGCCGACGATGCGGTTGGAACTATTTCACCGCCGCGGCAAGGCGTGATGATGGCGATAAGTTACGGCAACAACAGCGCATATCCAGCGCATCAAAATAACGTTGGGTTAATTTGGTGCGACACAGGCGCTACTCTGAGCTGTGCAAAAATGACGAGCGAAGGTTCAAATATAAGCGTTTTTAATGGCGTTGATTTAAGTGCAGCAGGTGAGACATCCAGCGTTGACAACAATACAAATATTTCAACGATTTCTAGCACGATTCAGATAAAAAATCGTTTAGGTAGCACTGTTGAATTTTGGTACAACTTTATAGCTTAAATAATGACAGCTACTCAACATCCTACAAAAGAAAATCATTGGTTAGTTAACGAAACGCAAACCGTTCAGCAGACATCGACCGATGACGAAGGCAACGAAATCACGACTGACGTTGAGGTTGTGACAGCGCAGCACTTGGTTGCTTGCAAGGCAGACGATTCTAGTGCGGAACGTGCGATTGCAATTTTAGAAGAAGCACAAAACCCAACGGGAGACATTGGCGAATGATTAAAAGCACCGACATTCAACCCGACACATACAAGTCGGGCGCATACTTGAGGCGGTGGTCAGTCAACGAGAACGGCCAAGCGGTATGCGTTGAAGATGCGTACCCCGTAGCTGATACCGAACAAGCTACCCTAGACGCGCAGACCGCACGCAACGCCGGTATTCGTCAAGCACTTGCTGACGTTGAGGCGTTGGAGGCAGCGCGGCAAGTAGCTGAACCGTCAGAGGACACACCGCGAACGGTGACGGTGACTGACGTTGACGGGAACGAGTCAACCGAACCTCAAGCCGAGTGGGCCGCTTACGATGCCGCACAGGCGACCATCAGCGATGCGACTGATTTGACGAATGACTTTGAAACTGTTCGCAAAGGTAAGCCAAGCGAGACGTTGCCCGTGATGAAAACCGTCGAGGAAACCGTGACGGACGAGGAAGGCAACGAAACGACGCGCTCTGTTGAGGTTGTTGACGTTGAGGCCGAGCCAACCGCGAACCCTGAGTTTGCCGTGTGGCAAAATGCTTGGTCGCCGGTGAACGAATCATTGAACGGGTGATGAGTGGACGCGCTGACCTTACTCGACAAATACGGCTTCAGCACAGCGGCTGCGTGTGCGGGCTTCTGGTTTATTGTGAAGCTTGTGAA